AACCTCAGGGACAACCTCTGGGCCAACCTCAGGGACAACCTCGGGGCCAACCTCGGGGCCAACCTCAGGGCCAACCTCAGGGACAACCTCTGGGCCAACCTCAGGGACAACCTCGGGGCCAACCTCGTGGACAACCTCTGGGACAACCTCGGGGCCAACCTCGTGGACAACCTCAATTGGCATTTCTGGGGAAGACACGAGCTGTACTGGCCCGCCTATTATCTGTGGCCTCACGAATACGTCAGGCCGATGCACACAGACGAACAGATGGAGCGTCTCGGGTGGTGGCTGGTGTTGTCGGAACATTGTGGTTGGTGGCAGCCGTTTGAGGGGGTCGTGTTCGCCTGCGAGCCACCGATGTCGCAGATAGTTGATGACGCCGGACGACTGCACAATGAGTCGGGACCGGCCATCATGTGCAGAGACGGCTGGCCCGTACACGCTTGGCACGGTGTGCGGGTGCCAGCGTGGGTCATTGAGCGCCCTGAGGACATCACCGCTGACAAGATCAACCAGGAGCCTAACTCCGAAGTAAGGCGCGTGATGCTGGAACGGCTTGGACTAGAGCGATACCTTCGTACCGTGGACGCCAAACGCATTGACGCCCATGACGACGGCAATCTGTGGCTGGTTGAGCCGCCGACCGAAGACGATGAGCCGCTGAAACTCCTGGAACTCACGAACTGGACAGACGAGCCAGACGGCACTAGGAAGAAGTACATCTTCTCTGTCCCGCCCGACATGGAGCGGGTGTTACAGGCGAAGGCGTGGAAGTATCGCGTTGAGGATGGCTTCTATAACCCGGCGATCCAGACATGAGCGCCAAGTGCATCGAGTGCGGTTCACACCGTACCCAAGAACACGTCGAGATGATCCTTGAGCCGTTCGAGGGCAGGGTGTTGAAGTACGGGAGTCGCTACTACTACTGCCGCAACGAAAAGTGCAAGGTCACGTGGTACGCCAGCGATCAGATGCAAGAGCAATTACGAAACCGTACCCGTGCCTTGGAGGCCGAATGACGGACATGGTGAACCATCCGCCACACTACACGGCTGGCCGGGTGGAGTGTATCGACGCCATCCGCGCAGCCTTGGGCGAAGTCGGGTTCTTGGACTATTGTCGCGGCACGGCGATCAAGTACCTATGGCGCGCTCCGCTCAAGTTTAATACGGCCGAAGACCTGAAAAAGGCGCAGTGGTATCTCACCAAGGCCATCGAGGTAGCTAGTGAAGAACCGAACTGAGGAGCACGACCGTTGTTGGGGTGGCTCGCTCCACTCCAACGAGCGTATGTTCATTGACCACCTGTGGCAAGAACTCGGGGTCAACCCGCAACACGAAGTCGCGGCCTTGATCGAGGGGCGGTTGATCTTCGCCGCCCTTCGAGACTATACCGACCGCTTGGCAGAGCTGCGGCGAGCTGCCGAGGGGGTCAAGGTTTAGGCTTGCCTAAATCACGAGACGGCGCTATTTTACGTCGTCGTGAAACACGACGTTGCGTGGAAACCTCACCCGGGACCCCAAACCAAGTTTCTCGCCAACCCCGCCTTTGAGGTTCTGTATGGTGGGGCAGCCGGTGGCGGGAAAACGGACTGTTTGTTGTACGGCGGGCTTCGACAGGTCCACATTCCAGGTTTCCGAGCCCTCTTTCTAAGAAAGACGTTCCCGGAACTCCGGGAAGTCATGGATCGGACCCATGCCGTGTTTCGGCGTCTGGGGGCCGAATGGAAAGCTACCGACAAGCGGTGGCAGTTTCCGTCCGGTGCCTTCTATGAGTTCGGGTATCTGGAATCGTACACGGACGCCATGCAGTACCAAGGGCAAGAGTTCCAGTACATTGCTTACGATGAACTGGGTCTGGTCCCCGAGGAGCGGATATGGCTATTCTTGATGAGCCGTTGTCGGTCTACCAACCCCGACATACGGGCCATGATGCGCGCCTCGGCCAATCCCGGTGGAGCCGGTCACGGCTGGATTCGGAAGCGGTTCATTTCGGTGTGTCCGCCGGATGGTTCGGTTGTGACCATCCCTTCCGCTCACGGATTCCCGCCCCTGACACGGGCGTTTGTGCAATCCAAGGTCTGGGACAACCCAACCCTGGTCGAGAACAACCCGCAATACATCTCAATCCTGCAAGGTCTTCCCGATCTGCTAAGGCGACAATTGTTGGAGGGAGATTGGAGTGCCGGGTCGGGACTCGCTTTCGAGGAACTGAACGAAACAGTCCACTTCGTACCGCCGAGGAGTATTGAGCCGTGGGAGAACGTGTTCGCCGCTTTCGACTGGGGGTACTCACACAATTTCTCGGTCGGCTTGTATCTCGTGCAAGCGGACGGCGCGGTCCTCAAGATGGACACGATTCTCGGACGCAGGATGATCCCGGAGGAGATCGTGGAGCGGGTCAAGGAAAGGTTCCTGGCGATGGGAGTACCGTTTCACCGGCTGCAATACACGGTGAGCGGGTCGGACGTGAAGATGCAGGACCGGGCACGGGGATCGTTCGGGCCGAGCGTCCTGGAACAGTTTATGACGGCGGGGTGGACCCTCATCAACGCGGACCAGTCGCGAGTCGCGGGCTACCAGAACCTTCTCCACTATCTGTCGTGGGGCAAGGACCGCCCGCCACGCCTTCGGTTCATGGACACGCCGGGGAATCGGAAATGCTTCGAGCAACTCCAATCCCTGGTGGTGGACCCGGACAGCCCGAACGACGTTCTCAAAGTGGATACCGATCCCACGACCGGCGAGGGCGGCGACGATATGTACGACGAGACCCGGATGGCCCTGATGTCGCGTCCCATCGTCCCCCGGAAACCCTCGGCGTTGCAGGATCGTATCAATCAGGAGCGGATATTCGCGAAACCGCAGACCCAAGAACCATCCCAGGTCCCGTGGGCTCGGAGCCATCCGGGCCTAGTCTCCCGGAACCGCACGGAGCGCGTGGTATGAAATTGCCACATCGGTTCTTCTGGTACAGCCCCATTCCGCGTTGGATCGGTCAGCGCGTCATTGGACGTCCGTTTGCGGCATGGACATTCGGGTTCTGGACGTTCTTTCCAGCGGGTGCCACCCATAAGACGGAACAGATCATCGAGCACGAATACGAACATGTCCGCCAATTTGCCATCGGATGGATGGCCGGTATCGGTCTTTGGTTTGCGACGCTGCCCGGATTCGGATGGCTGCTCCTGACGCCGTTTACCTTTACGTTCGTGTATGGCGTAGCGTCTCTCGTGGCGTGGGCGCGTGGTGGTCACGCCTACCGTGACAACATCTTCGAGCGATGGGCTCGTGAGGCAGCGGGGGAGCCGTGAGTCAGCGATTACGGATTCTGGACAAGCCGATCACGCGGCGCGAAATGCTCAACATCCTGAGTATTTTCGAGCGGCAGACCAAGGAGATGATCTGGGATGCCATGCCGTGGTACAAGCGACTGTGGAGGAAGTGGCGTGTCAAGCAGGCCAAGCGGCGGCAAGGTCGCCCTGCTGAGAGCCGAGTTACGAGAGGCGAAACTCGGGAATCTCAAGCTACAGGGCGAAATGGAACAACTCCGATGGGAGATTTTCCAGCTTCGGGAACTGCTTCGTGAGTGTCGAGAGGGAACGCAACGTCCTGGTGGCGCTGGTCAATGGCCCGATGGGCGGGAGAGTGATCGAAGCCCCCTCGGGGGCAAGGATCGTTGACGTCCCAAGCGGGGACTTCAGGGAGAAGATGCACCGATATCGGATCGTCCGGCAGGACAACGAGATTGTGGAAGCCTTCTACGAGGAGACACGGAAATGGTAGAGCCAGAGAAGGTCGTGGACGACACAAAGCTCGACCCGGAGATCGAAGCAGAAATTGCCGTGACGTGGGCTGATAACATGGTGGCCGCGCAACTGACGCGCACCGTTGCGAGGGCGATGGTGCGGCAGGGGAAGACCGTAGATACGGTTCGCGAGATGATCCAGAACAGCGGACGGGTGGTGGACTAAGGGGCAGGGGGTGGGGATGGGAACAACGGCACTTGAAGGCGTGGACCAGGGGCTAGACCCGGCCACACGAAGCGCGTCCGAGGTCGAGAATCCGACCGCACAGCAACAGCCGCCGAAAGAGACGCAGAAGCTTGGTCCTCTCTTGGATGAGACGGACGAGGAAAAGGCGTTCCGCATGGCCAAGAAGCTGTGGGAACGCAATAAGAAGTGGCATCATCGGCAGGCGGCGATCTGGCTACAGAACAAGATGTGGCGCGAGGGAGAGCGATTCCTCAAGATTATCGAAGACCCGGCCACGGGCCAGATTCGCATCGCGCAACCGCTCGGCACGGCGCTGATCCCGCCCGTTCCCAACGCTTGTGATAGCAAGATTCGCTCGAATATCGCGATCTTCCTGGCCGATCCGCCGCGTCCTGAATGCGAACCGTGGGACGATACACCACAGGCGCGAAACGCGGCAGCTTTTGCCACCCGGCTTCTGACACTGGATTCTGGCGAGGCGGGCCTGAACACTGATCTGGTGTTCGCGACGGCGTTAGACATCGCTGGTACCTATGGTTCCGCCTTTACGATTGCCGAGGTTGACCCGAAGGGCGGCGGGTTGCAGCCGCGCAGCATCAAGGCACATCCCGACGCGAAGACAGAGGAGGAGGCCGAGACTGGGCCGGTAGACCCGATGACCGGCGTTTCGACGCCGAAGGCACCTGTCACGAGATACGTGATGCCGGACGGTACGCTGTCCAAGACGAGCGTCGGTAGCGTGAAAGAATGGGCTCCCAAGATCGTGCTCAAGACGCTGAATGGGAACCACGTTCGCTTCCTGCCACGAAATGTGAATGGCATTGATGACGCTATGGGCGTGATTTTCGCGACATGGGACACCCTCGGGTCACTGAAAAACAAGTATGCCCGTGTCCGTGCCATGTCGGATGAGGAGTTGGCGCAGCTCTGCAACTGGCGCGTGGACGAATGGAAGCGACTCCTCCCGGACGGGATGGAGGCAGACGCGGTGGACCAGAAGTACGGCGAGCAGAAACAGCCGGAAGACGACGCCTTGGTGATGACGTTGCATGTGTACTACAAGTCTCACGCCGCGTACCCATATGGCTGCTATGCTTGTTTCGGTGGCGGCAAGTTCCGATTCCATAAGCAAATCTGGACAGCCAAAACCCCCGCGTCTGAGGGGGAGCAGGACGAGGCGTTGGACATTCCGGTAGCTCAGGGGCGCTGGTGGCTGGATTCGCAGGGCGGGAATCCTTACGGGAAGGCTCCTGCCCAGAAACTTGGTCCGATGGACGAGATTCGGGCCGCGCAGTACGCTGCGACCCAGGAATACACATATCGGTTCTCTCGGCCACGCCCCTATCTGCCGATGGGCACGACTGTTCAGCCAGAGGACTTGGCCGACCAGGATCGTCCCATCTACATCCCGCCTGGTGGACAGCCGTACTTTCCGCCCATCCCCAACTTCCCGCGAGAAGCGATGGAGTTAGTGGACCGGATCGAACAGGAAATGGACGACGAGCTGTCGGTGCCGGACGCGGCGCGTGGCATAGCGGCTGGTTCGGTGCGGTCGGCGGAGCAGCAGAAAGCCATCATCGAGCAAGGGTTGGCCGGTACGTCCGTGGTGCGGTCCAATTTCGAGGACTACTTCGAGCGATTGCACCGGATCATTCTACAACTGCGGAGGGCGTTCTTTACGACGCCGCAGTTGATGCGCTTCCAAGGCGACGGCGGGGCGTTCCAGGTCAAGGAGTTTCGTAATGTGGACTTGGGGGCCACCCGCGAGGTCCGGGTGCGTCGTGGCACGTTCACTCTGATGGCACCGACCGCTAAAGCTGGCCTGATTGGCGAGAAAATGCAGGCGGGGATGATTACTCCGCAGGAGGCTATGCGGCTCGACCGGGAAAACATGGCCCCGCTGATCGGCATTACCGAGAATCCGCACGTCGAGCGAGTAAAGCGACAATTGTGGCTTTGGCGCAACGGGCCTTCGCCTGATGTCACAGAGCAGGAGCCGCAGCCCCAAACCGGACCAGACGGTCAGCCAGTGGTTGACCCGGCTACCGGCCAGCCGGTGATGCTTGACCCGGTGGCACAGGCGGTACAGGCCATCTTCGCGCCTATTCCCGTGGATGCAGACCCGACCGTCGCCCTCATCAGGTATCAAGAACTCGGTTCAGCGTC